GTTGAGATTTAGTATCTCTGCATGAAGTAAAAGGAGTAAAATACCCTAAACCAATTTTGTGTAGAAAGAAAACCAAAATTTTGAACTACAAATAAAATAATAAAATAAAATAGTTTCTAGAATAAAATACGCTTATACTGTATGCCGACAAGTTGCTTGCCCGATATCCAGTCTATATAAGCCCGTCTATAATCAAATGATACCAACTGTAGATTCTCTTTCTCGAGTCTTCCGTTGATCGTTTCAAGCAACGAGGCACTAAATTCAGCCCCATAGTAAACTGTCTCATTCATAGCCATCATGATGTTATCACGAGTTGCCGCCTCATCATCATCACTTTTACGAATCCAGTTTAACATATTGTGTATACTCATTATATCTAAGGGTCCACAATAATAACCACCTAGATTTTTAAATCCACGCCTCAAGTAAACACTACCTGCAAGTGGAACATATGGTACAACTACACCACTCTTACGAGCATCTGTATATACCATATCAAATTCAAATAGCACGTCTCGGATGGTAACAAAATTAAACCAATCTAATATTTCCAATTTGGGGGCATGGATGTTATCATCTCCCAAAAAGAAACTTTTAACCATACTACTATACGGATTCACATTATAATCAAAATTATTTCTAATTGATAATATAATGTACACACACCCAAATAACAGACGATTACATATAGTATTAAATGTACTCGTTAGTATTGGTTTACCTGACGGCTCTCCATGATTCTTCTGATGTAAACAATCGAATACCAATTCTACTGTATGTATAAAACCATAAAGTAAAATTCTGCGTGCTCTTTTTGCTTCCATAGGTGAAAATATTACAACCATATCATCAAACTCTATAGTTAAATCTACACCAGGATAGTGTTTATCATACCACTTCTGTATAAACTTATTACAATAATGCATAAGTTGAGCAGAAAGCATACCATCCCATCCTTTAAAATCTCCATCTATAATTTTATCACCATACGAAAGCAATTTCTTCGCCATATCATGCCACTCGAATGAATGTGGATTTATTGATATTGATGAAAAATCTCCTTTCCAAGAAAAGAACGCTGCAGCAAATTGTCCAAACAACGCTCGAACAACAAAGAATAGATCTAGATTTGCCATAATAAACAATCGTGTTAAACCATTCTCTATTTTTGCCTTCTTTAGAGTTTCATCCTTCAGACAGTGCACCCAAACGGCAGGAGTAGAAACATTTTTCTTAAGTGCGCGAATACGACTTTTGGTATTGGCCACGCACAACTTTGCAGCATCACT